AGCCAATTAAAGAATACGGCTCGACGGCTTATCTCAAGTCTAAGCCTTACTGGCCCTATTACGGCAGAGGGCTTGTCCAGCTAACCTGGAAAGACAATTACGCTAAATACGGTTTGGACAAGACGCCCGACAAGGCGCTGGAATGGGACTCGTCACTGTTTGTGCTATTCGACGGCATGACTAAAGGCTTGTTCACAGGTAAGAAACTAGACGACTATATCAACGACAATAAGCGCGACTACATCAACGCGCGGCGGATCATTAACGGGACTGATCGCGCCAAAGAGATCGCGCAGATTGCGGACGCCTATCGCACCGCTCTTATCGCTGCGCAAGATCCCGTTGCTCCCCCTGCCGACGATGATCTCCAAGCCCGCTTCGATCAGATGCTTGCCGTTTCCCTGACAAGCAACCCCCAGATTCAGGACTTGGTTCGGCAACTTTGCAGAAGGAAATAAAATGATCAACAACCCCTACACGACCTTCAGCGGCATTCTCGCTCTTCTGACCGTGCTGTGGCACGCGTATCAGACCAAGACCGTTAACTGGGATGATCTACAGACGGCGCTTGTCGGTCTGGGTCTTGTCGCCGCTAAAGACTGGAACGTCACGGGCGGTTCTAAGATTCAAGATTGAAAGAGGCAGGCCGAAGTTGCCAAACCTAAGACCGTCGAAGAGACTGCTGCTGATCTTGACGCTGGCAAGTTCTAGCGGTTGTCAGTCTGTGAGCGGGGGCGCATGTCCCCCGCTCGTCAATTACTCAGCGGAACGCCAAACCAGAGCCGCCAAGGAATTACGTTCACTCCCCAAGGGCAGCGAGTTGGCCAACATGGTCGTGGACTACGGCAAGCTCCGCAGCGCGTGTCGGCTTTAAGGCTTTGGCCGGCTTACGGTCAGCCTTCTTCTGATAGTCGATGAATTCTGTGCCGGCTTTGGTAGCGGTGTAATCCGCCGCAAACGTCGCTGCGAACAGTTCATAGTTCACCGCGTCAATGTGGCTGTCCATGTGATCGGGTGACGCGAAAGCGCGTGCGTTCTTAACGCAAGCAAGGATGATAGCGATTTCGTAAGGGTGAAAATCACGCCCCAGACGCAAGCTGGCAAGATCCGCCGCGAGCTGGAAATTGTTTTCAATGCCGCCGTAACCTTCACCGCGCTGGTCGATGATGGCGCTGGCGTCTTTAAGCAGTTCTTGAGGTGTCATCGTTTATGATCTCCATAATGGCCGCCCTTTCTCTCAACATTCTCAGCACTGTGAAGCGCTGATGCAGTCGCACTAGGATCGTAGAGCGCCGGGCGTGACGCATCTCTTCCTCCAGAAGATCTTTCACTTCTGTCTCGGTAAGATCAGCTAACTGATCGTTAAGGGTTTTCCACGTTAAGTTCTGCAAGGGCGATTTCCGCTAAAGATTTCTTGTCTTGTAAACTAGACAAGATCCTTTCGTCAATAGTTTTATTACACATGATGATGTAGCACCACACATCGCGCGTTTGTCCGCTGCGATGCAGACGGCCGACCGTTTGTTCGAACAGCTCCAGCGACCACGGTAGCGAGATAAAGACGATCTTGTTACCGCCGAACTGAAGGTTCAACCCATGACCAGCGCTCTTGGGATGGATTGCCAGCAATTCGATTTTGCCAGCGTTCCAGCGCTCTATGGCGTCAGGCTCATCAATCGTTGCGACGTTGAACTCGCGTTGCAGCTCGGCTAGTTCTTCTTTGTAATTGTAGACGATGATGGTGTTGTCGCGTTGGTTTTCGTCGATGATGTCTCGGAGAGATTCAAACTTTTGGCGTCCAAACCACTTAGCAACGCCTTGGCTATCATAAGCGAAGCCGGACGTAAGCTGCTGAAGTTTGTTTGTGACAGCAGCCGCTGTTGGAGCCGTGATCTCTTCATGCACATATTCCCTCTTCATGTTTTCATACGGCTCGCGGTCGTCGAGATCGCAGCGCATTTGCACGACGTGGAGCGGCGGCAGCTTGTCCTTATACTCGCCAGGCTCTAGCACATAAGTCGCCGGCTTGATCGCCTCCATGACCTTTGGCAGCGCTTGCGGCAGCGGCTCCCACTGGCCAAAGTCGCGGTTCACGCAATAGAAGTATTGCTGTAGGAACGCGCCCTTGCTGCGTCCTAGCAGCGTCTGGTCGACGACTTTGCACTGGCCGAACACGTCTTCTAAACCGTTTGACGTGAACGATCCCGTCAAACCCCAGCGGATCTTGAACTGGTCGAGGATTTTAAGAAGATGCTTGAATCGCTTGCCGGACGGGTTTTTCAGCCGCGTCAACTCGTCGAAGATAATGCCGCCGAAGCCGGTCGGGTTGATGGAGGGGATGTTGTCGTAGTTGGTTACAACAATGTCGGCGTCGGATTTGAACGCTTTCTTACGTTGCGCGGGCGTGCCGACTGCGACGGCGATGTTAAATTCAGGAGCCCATTTGCGCCCCTCGACCGGCCACACATCGGTGCAAACGCGCTTCGGCGCTAACACAAGCCAGCGGTCGCAATGACCATGAATAATCATTTCGGTCATTGCGGTTAATGTAATCGCTGTCTTGCCCGCGCCGACTGGCGCGAGGATCATGGCCCGGTCACGACTGAAAAGGAAATCGGCGGCGTCGTGCTGGTATGGTCGGAGATCCATTTGTCAACTTCTTCTTTAGACCAGAGACAATCGTAGTTCTGACTGAGCGTCATCATCTCGATTGCAAATCGTCGCTGTAATTCGCTGAGTTTGCCGCCGGGGCGCTTCAGTTCTATGAAGTGCGTCGTGCCGTCAGGTAAACAGACCACGCGGTCGCTGACGCCGCGGTTCGACGGCGATACGAACTTATAGGCTCGACCGCCGACCTGAGCGACGCGGCGCATGAAATATTTTTCGATGTCTTTCTCTAGCATAAAAAGTCTCTTGACATATCCGTAAAGAAAAGTCTAGTGTTGAATCACTGAAAGGTAAGGTGAAATCCAATGAGCCAAAGAGATAGCGGTTACGCCCGCGTGGCGTTTGATCAATATGAAACGCCGGAATGGGTCACTGAAGCCCTCATTCCTTATCTTCCTAAGAAAGCTGTAATCTGGGAACCGGCTTGCGGTTCTGGAAAAATGTCCAAAGCGCTTGGCGCGTATCACTCTACGGACATTCAAGCCGGCGAAGACTTTTTTACGCAAGAACGGCCGTTTAGGGTTAACGCCATCATAACTAATCCGCCGTATTCTGTAGCTACTGAATTTATTGAGCGGGCGTTGAAATTGACCCGCGAAAACGGCGGTCTAGTCGCCATGCTATTGCGAACTGACTTTGACCATGCCAAATCACGCCGTCATTTATTTGCGGAGAACATAGCGTTTACGCGCAAGATCGTGTTGACAAAACGCATACAGTGGTTTGAGGACAGCAAATCATCGCCGTCGTTTAATCACGCTTGGTTTATGTGGGACTGGTCTAACTTAACGCCGCCCGTGCTTTCGTATCACTTTGAGGACTAATCGTGGCCCATAGCAACATCGTCGGCGGCTCGTCCGCCAAGCGTCTTATTAAATGCCCTGGCTCTCGTAAGTTAGTGGCGGAACTGCCCCCTAAACCGACAAGCAGCTACGCGGAAGAAGGCTCGCGTCTGCACGACGCCATGCACATGATCTTGTCGCATGGCGCAAAGGTTGAAGATTATCCTGATAATGAGAAGTTAATCCTTGCACTTGACGCGCTTAACGAGATCGACCCTAATAACGAGCTTGAGTTTGTTACGGAGGTGCAAGTCCATTTTAACGACTTTCTTGCCGGAGTTTACGGTTCTTGCGATCTCGCTGGCCGTATTCGCAATCGTGCGGTAGTCCTCGACTGGAAGTTTGGGGATGGCGTCGCGGTAGACGCCGAAGAAAATGAACAGCTCATGTTCTACGCCGCCGCAGGAATGCGGACGGAAGCATTGCGCTGGGTGTTTGAAGGCATTGACGAGATCGAACTGATTATCGTGCAGCCGCCGTATGTAAAGCGTTGGCTTACGACGCCCGGCCGCATCAAGGCGTTCGAGCGCACGCTGTATGATGCTGTGCAGCAATCTTTCAAGCCCGACGCGCCGTTTGCCGCTGGCGATCATTGCCGTTGGTGTTCGGCTAAGCCTGTCTGCCCCTTGCTTACAGGTCAGCTTGAGCGCGCTGTTGCGACTAAGGTTAAAGCTATTGATGTGGAGAAAGTCGGCAATGCTTTGGCGATGGCGATCCTTGCGGAAGAGTGGGCTAAAAGCGTCCGTGAATTGGCCCAGACGATGCTGGAAAATAACGCGCCAGTGCCGGGGTGGAAACTCGTGCCCAAACGGGCCACTCGCCAATGGGCTGATCCTGTTACGGCGGAAGCGACTTTTAATGAAATGGGATTGGGTTTCACGGAGTTCATGGAATTAAAATCGCCGGCACAAATCGAAAAGGCGCTTAAAAAGCGTCATATTGCGATGCCGGAAGGTTTTACCGTTTCCATGTCAACAGGTAACACGATAGCGCCGGAGAGCGATCCCCGTCCTGCCGTGCTTACAATAGGCAAGGACATCCGTTCTGCCTTCTCTAAGCTAAAGGTCTAGTCATGTCTAATATTGTGAAGTTCGGCAACGCCAATCTCCCCACCGCTGCGTCTCTGGCTGAGTCGCTGCGTAAACTCGATACTGACGCTGGCGTCGGTTCGGTCATTCTGAAAATGGATAAGACTGGCCATTGGGTTTACGGCGCGGATCAGACTGAGATCGACAAAGATGGACGCTGGGCAGTCAATCCGTTCTCGTTCGTCCACGGTTTCATCGCGTGGGGAGAAGGCGAAGTGCTTGGCGAGAAGATGGTGTCCATTACGGAGCCTCTTCCCGAACTGGACGTGCCCCCGCCTGGCGCTAAGCGCGGATGGGAGCCGCAGGTCGGCATGAGCGTCAAGTGCCTCGACGGTGAGGATGCTGGCACGGAAGCCCGCTACACGGTCACGTCCGTTGGCGGTAAGCGCGCCATGCACCAGCTTGCCATGAAAGTTGCCGATCAGGTCGAGAAGAATCAGGACGCGCCGGTGGCCGTTGTGAAACTCGGCTCGGAATATTATCAGCATAAGTCCTACGGTCGCGTCTACACTCCGGTGTTTGACGTGATCGAATGGATTTCGCTCGACGGTGCGCCG